TATGGCTCGGTATTTAACAACAAAGATTTAGGAAATGATGTCATTCGTAAGGGTGCATTTGCTAACACACTCAAATATAGAAAACCAAAACAAGTAAAATTATTATATCAACACAAAACAGATGAGCCGATAGGTGTCATTGATTCTTTAGAAGAAGATAATAAAGGGTTATACATCAAAGGCAGATTAGCAATGGGTACACAAAAAGGTCGTGAAGTTTATGAGCTTATGAAAATGGGTGCTTTAGATTCTATGTCAATAGGATATAGACTATCGCCTGATGATTATAAATATGACCCAAAGCAGAAGAAAAGAATAATTAAATCTGTAGACTTAATGGAAATATCATTAGTCACATTCCCAATGAATCCGAAAGCGAAGATAACAAAAGTTAAACTTGCTGAAATGAATGTAAGAGAGATAGAGGAACACTTGCGAGATGCTGGTTGTGAATCTGTAGCTGTTGCAAAACATACTGCACAAGTGCTTTACAAATCATATCGGAGTGATGAGCAACGAGATGTTGTTGAAAGCATGAATCAGTTAATTAACACAATTAAACCATAAGAGGTTATTATGTCTGAAGAAATTAATGATGTAATTGATAATCTAGGTAAATCTTTTGAAGATTTTAAAAGTGAAAACCAAAAGAATATTGATGAAATCAAAAAAAATGGTGTCGCTGACCCTATTCTTCAAGCAAAGGTAGATAAACTTGCAGATGATGTTGCTACGAAAGCAGAACTGAAACAAGATGCCGAGCTTAAAGAACAAGGATTAGAAGATGCAAAAAAAAAAGATTAGATGCTTTAGAAACTAAATTAGCAAGACCTGAAACAGGTAATTCTGCTAAAGAAGTGGACTTACAAATGAAAGCATTTGGTAAATATTTAAGGTCACAAGAGTTAGACCCTGAAGAAACAAAAGCACTTTATGAGTCAGATGATTCTTTAGGTGGCTACTATTGCCCCACTGAATATGTTGCAGAACTTATTAAGTCTGTGACTGAGTTCTCACCAATGAGGTCTATTGTCAAAGTTAGAAGTACCGATAAGAGAGGGATTGAAGTTCCAAAAAGAACAGGTCAATTCTCAGCTCAATGGGTAAGTGAAACTGCGACTCGTTCAGAAACAACTGGGTATACAACAGGCTTGATGTCTATTGATGCTCATGAGTGTTATGCACTTGTTGATATGTCACAAGCTATGTTAGAAGATTCTGCTTTTAATATGGAAAGTGAAATGGCTACTGAGTTTGCAGAACAGTTCGCTGTTGCTGAGGGAACTGCTGTCGTATCAGGAAATGGAGTTGGTAAACCTTTAGGACTTACTGATTCTACTGCTGGTGTGGGTGCAACTAACTCAGGTAATGCAAATACACTAACTGCTAATGGTCTTTATGACTTAATCTATGCACTTAAATCAGATTATTTAAGAAATGCAAGATTTGTTATGAATAGAGGCACTTTTGCTAAAGTTCTTCAATTAGAAGATACTGCTGGACAAAAAGTGTTCCATGTTGGCTTGAACTTAGTAAGTGGTGCTCCAAGCACTATCGCTGGTTATGGTTATACCCTAGCCAAAGATATGCCTGATGTATCTGCTGGAACTAAACCTGTTGCTTTTGGAGATTTCTCAAGAGCATACACTTTAGTAGACAGAGTTAATATGTCAATAGTTCGTGACCCATTTACACAACAACATTTGGGCAATGTTCGTTATACTGCTAGGCGAAGAGTTGGTGGTACTGTAGTTCTTGCAGAGGCAATTAGACTACAAAACATATCTACATAAGATAGGAGTTATTATAATGAGAGATATTTCAAATAATACTAAATCTGTGACTTGCCAAGATGCAAAAGTATTTACTGCTGATGCAAATGGTACAACAGTAGACATACAGGGTTTTGAGTCTTGCATGTTTATTGTGAATAGTGGTATTGAAGGAGATACATTATCAGGTAGTGTGAAATTTGATTTCATATTACAAGATTCTGATGATGACTCTACTTTCACTGCTGTGACTTCAAGCAAAAGTGTGACAGAAGGAAGTGTTGATTCTTCAGGTATATTCTTAACTTTAGATGCGAATGGAGAAACTCCACAAACATCTCAAATAGGATATATCGGTGGGAAAAGATATGCGAGAGTAAAAGTTGATGCGACAGGAACTCACAGTAATGGAACACCAATAAGTGTTCAAGCTGTTTTGGGTAATCCTCAAGACTCAACAGATGCTTAAATAAACTGACACTTTATGTGTCTTAGAATGTGGGAGTGCCTCATTATCATTGTTTCACTCCCCATTCGCTAAAGGAGATAAACTATGCAAATAAAAATGACTCAAAATGCTTTTGGTACTGCCAATCAAAGTGGTAATGCTAGTAAAGAATACAAAGAGGGAGATATAATTGATTGTAAAGAACAATGGCAAGTCAATTTAGGTAACTCTTTTGTATCATCAGGTTTTGCTATGGAAGTTAAAATTACTGAGCCAACTGAAAAGAAAGCAAGTAAAAAAGTAGCAAAGAAAAAAGCAACTAAAAAGAAATAATGAACTATGTCAAGAAGTATTGGCTCGACATTTGGTACACAGCTTACTAGTGGAAGTCTAAGACCATTTTATGCTATTAAAATGAATTTCACTAGTGGCACTTTATTGTTAGCCACCACATATGCTGATTTAATTATAGGTGGAAACACTTATTTAGGCACAGGAAATATTATAGGAGTTTCTCCTATCACAGAAACATCAGATACAAGAGCCAGTGGTCTTGAAATAGTTTTAAATGGATTAGACACATCAATACTATCTGCTGGTTTAACAGAAGATACTCAAGGCATGGTTGTTGAAGTTTATTTTGGTGTCTTAACTACAACGAATAATGCTGATGCTGTAGTAGATACACCATATCAGATATTTTCAGGTTTTATAGATTCAATGGTTTTAGAAGAAAATGGTGAGGAATCTTCTTTGAAATTTACAGTAGAAAATAAATTAATAACTTTAGAAATTCCAACAGACAGAAGATACACAGACCAAGACCAACAAAATTTTTTCTCAGGAGATAAAG